CTCACGGCGGTGGTGCGCGATCTCAACGGCGAGAATGTCTGGGGGGTGAACGGCGGGCTCGATCCGGCGATCGAGGAATTCACCGCTGATCTCAACGTGAAGCTCGGCAATCTGCCGGTCGCGGCGCGCTTCAAATCAACTTAAGATATTGAAGTACAACATATATCTTACCGCCGCCCCACCCGCCGCTTGTCGCATCCGTGCAAATCCGTACCAGGCAATATCAAGCACTTATAGGGTGTGCAATTGTGTCGTGGCAACATGAATGCAACATGCCGCAGGCGGCGCGACGTCGGGCAATGCGTCAGCGCAGGGCGTGTAGGATCAGTCAGAAACGCCAGCGGCCCCGGCGTGGATGGAGACCCGCCGGGACCGCTATGCCTTAGCCCGAACTGCAACCCTTGAAGGGTAGCGACGTGAATAGTACGTGCTCGCGCGGCAACCGAGCAAGCTTTAGGAGGACGGCAAAGTGGGGGCGCCGCGTGGGGAAGTCACGATGAAGAAAAAGACGTGCCGATTGTTCCACGTGACTACCGCAACCACCGCAGCAGCTATTCTTGCCGAGGGGTTTCGCGACGGAAGCGGCGGTTACGGGACCGCAGAAGAATTCACGGGGGTGTGGCTCTCCGATCGTCCGCTGGACGTGAATGAGGGCGCAGAGGGCGACACAGCACTGATGATTAGCTTCTCAATCCCGCTCTCTGCGCTAGCTAACTATGAATGGATTGAGGAGGGCAAAGGCTATCGAGAATGGCTGGTGCCTGCTGAAATCATAGGGCGACACGCTACCGTTTCAATTGTGGGGCCGCGGCATCGCATTCCTAAACTCAGGCCAATTGCCTGATCCAATGACCCCATAGAAAGCTCGCCCACGCATTCTTCGGAGAAGAGCAGCTTTAAGGCACCGGCGCCTCGATGGTGACGAAGCCCTCCCGCTGCAAGCATTCGAGCACAGCGAGCGTCGTCGCCAAGGGCTCCCCGCTTTTGCTGTAGTGCCGGCGCCCGTGCGCGATCGCGATCTCGACGAGGGCGGCCAGGAACTCGGCCGTCGCCCGCCTGTCATTGATGGTCATGCCCGCAGCCATTTCAACTTTTCAGCTCTGGCTTCGCGCCTGGCGCGACGAAATTCGTCGAGAAAGCGCATGACCCGCTCCACATCCTCGTCGACCTTATGCTTCGCCGGCAGCACCGCCGCGATTTTTGCAGCAGGGGCAGGCAAGGCAGGCAAAACACCAGCGACCCATTCCACAAAGCCCTCAGCGGCGGCGCGATGAACAAGGTTGCCCCCCTCACAAATTCTGCGGTCGCGTTCGTTCAGATACAGACCGATGATGTTGTCGGCGTGTTTGCGCGACCAGCCAAATTCGATTTTAATCCATGCCGACCACGCCCGCCGAACCTTGAACAGTTTACGGCATAAAACGAGCCGCCGGCCAATTTCAATTTCAACCGCGCCCTCGAAGCTCTGGCAGTCAATCCGTCGAATTGCGTCAGCATGCTCGTCAAGCTCCACGTTCGCCGGGTAAAGATCGGACCGAAGAGCTTTTCGCGGGATGCCGGTCACGGCCTCAACTTGGAGAACGCGGCCGACGGGAACGCAAAACCAGTCCCGTACTGCCTTGTCGCTGATGCCCAGCGCACGCGCCAAGGCCCCAACACTACCAACTGCCTCGATGGCTGCAATTAGTCCCGCGTCCCGACGGCGCATGATCACCCCTTCGATGATTATGCCGCGCGTGAGCGGCTCTCTCGAGTCTCCGGCCAAGGATGGCTGCGAGAGAGCCGCGATCACCGCGCGATGAAACGTCAGATTTTTTGCAAGCCTTGGCCGGAGGACCTCTGCATAATCTATTAACCGAAGCGCATGCAATAGGGAGACACTAGTGTCTCCCGGTCGCGCTACCGGAGGCCAAACCTACGCCGCCGGCGGCACGCCGTCGGGCACCTCGGGCGTGTGTTGCGAACGCCGAGGAGGGCCGGGACGGATCAAACCGAATCCCGCCCCGGCGCGGGTCAACTCAATCGCGTCCGCGAGCTGTCGCACGCAGAGCCGGAAACGGAGAATCTCGGCGGCGAGGGCGTGCATCGTCGCTTCGGGATTCCCGGCGTCGAATTCTGTGATAACCATCACACGTTGCCGCCGCTCCTCCTCGTCGTGTCGGCGCCGATGCTCGGCCCACTGCTCCGCCCATCGCTCCGCCGCTCGCTTCCTGGCCATGGTGCTCTAATCCTCTGAGCTCCACCCTACCAATCCTCCGCCGCCTGAAGGATCGCCACCATGCTCCAGTACCACGACTTGCTGGAACGGATTCTCGCCGACGGCGTCGAAAAGCACGATCGCACCGGCACCGGCACGGTGTCCGTGTTCGGGCATCAGATGCGCTTCGACCTCGCGCGCGGGTTCCCGCTCACCACCACCAAGAAGCTACACTTCAAATCGATCGCCCACGAGTTGCTCTGGTTCCTCGCCGGCGACACCAACGTCGAATATCTCCACGAGCATAGCGTCCACATTTGGGATAAGTGGGCAAACGCGAACGGCGAGCTCGGGCCGATCTACGGCCGGCAATGGCGCGCCTGGCCGACGCCCGACGGCGGCGCGATCGATCAGATCACCAAGGTGGTGTCCGCCATCCGTCGCAATCCGGACTCGCGCCGCCACATCGGCACCGCCTGGAACCCGGCCGAGGTCGACAAGATGGCGGTGCCGCCGTGCCACTGCCTGTTCCAGTTCTACGTCGCCAACGGTCGGCTTTCATGTCAGCTGTATCAGCGCTCGGCCGACGTGTTCATTGGCGTGCCATTCAACATCGCCTCCTACGCATTGCTGACGCTGATGATGGCGCAGGTAGCCGGACTCAAACCCGGCGAATTCGTGCACACTCTCGGCGACGCCCACCTTTATCACAATCATCTAGAGCAGGCGCAACTGCAACTCTCACGCCCGCCACGGCAGTTGCCCACGGTGACCCTCAATCCGGCCGTGACCGATCTCTTGGCCTTCCGCTTCAAGGACTTCTCGCTCCGAGACTACGATCCTCACCCGCACATCGAAGCCGAGGTGGCGGTGTGAGCGGGCGCAAATCAAGTGCTGGAGTCAAGCACGTGTGCTAGGGGCAAAGTCGCTCATAAAACACGCGACGGGGCCCCGATTCATATTCGCCGGCTTCAGAACCGGGGCATGGGGCCGTACCGTTGCCGCCTTTGCGGAAATTGGCACATCGCGAATAGCCGGAAGGATTGGAAGATCCAGGCCAGGATTGATCATTTACTGCAGCGCTGAGCCGATCGCTCATCGGCGCGCGCCGCCGCCGCGCCGCGGTGATTCCGCTGCGTGGCTGAGGTTCACCGCACTTGCCGCGCGCGGACTCGAAGCGGTCAATCGACATGCGCAAATCATGGCGCAACGCGCGCAGGAGCGCAATCTGACAACCCCCCACATGGCGAGGCTCGCATGCCGAAATTTCGAGCGGACTACGATGTGAAGGGCAGTCACGTTTTGCCGCCCGACAGCAAACCCATCATCCTGAGGGGCGGCGCGCCACCTTTTGAGATGAAATTTCGCAATGCCGATCCCGACAAGTCCGGGCATGCCCCCCATCTAATTGTCGAAGTGATCGCAGACTCCGCTTCGATCGATGACGTCGCTAACGAGTTCAGATCGCTACTGGCCGCGCAGTTGGACATTCTCAGCTTCGTCACGCAATCGACCTTCGTCATCGATCAATGTCGGCGCGTGGTGGAATGGGAGCCGTTCCAAAAAACGAGAGAGTATCGGCCTGTCCGAAGGTTTGATCCGCTCTACCCGCCCAGTCCAGACTTGCGTCAGTTCCTGTTCGACGCGGCCCAGATTATCCTGCAGGCCAAACCTCCAGATTACGTGCTCCAGGCGCTCCACTACTTTCGTCTCGGGCTGTTCGAGCCGCAACCTGAGGATCAGTTTATGCATTTTTGGCGGGCTATCGAAACGATCGCAGAGGGCGCGAAGGAGACCACACGAATTCCGATCCCTTGCCCAAAATGTAGTGGTGAGCTGTTCTGCGCAATTGCAACGAGGTGCCCAGACGAAGGCCGATATCGCGGCAAGCGATTCGCGAGTTGCTCGAGCGAATCTTCCCGACTTCGCCTAGTCTATATGCAACTCTCGTGGGGACACGTGACCACCTGTTCCACGGCCGGGCACCGCACTTAGTGGAGACAGAGATCGGGCGCCCTCTCGGCGCGGTCGTCAACGATGCAGGGGTGACGGCATGGTCCGTCATCCAGCATTCTATCCCGCCACTCGGAACGCAAATTAAAGTCATGCAGCGCGGCGGGCCCTTCGCGAACTACATGCTGACCGCATCGCCAGTGATGACATTCACCTACTCGACCGACGCGCCGCATCCCACCGAGGACGAAATGCCCAAGGTGGAAGTAAACTTGGTCACGACGTTCACAGATCAGGCGTAGCTCAAAGCCGCCGCTTGGCGGCGCTTTCGACGAAGCGCTTCGAGGCACTG